TGGAAGAACTTCGATGAGGTCTCTGGAGTAAGCTTTTTGCCATATGATGGCGGTACTTACAGGCAGGCCCCATATGAGGAGTGCACCAAGGAACAATACGATGAGCTAGTAAGCAAAATGCCAACTAGTATCGACTGGGCTGCACTAGTAGAGGTAGATGATAATGTCGAAGGAGCTCAGACATTAGCCTGCGTAGCAGGTCATTGTGAAATCTAGGAGGTAGTATGGATATAGAGATTGGTGTAATTGCTGGTGTGTCTTTTGGTATTGAGTACCAAGAGCTAGAGAAGGGATACTTGATTATAGACTTAGGGATTGTACGTATCCTACTCTCACGAGCAGAATAGATAGTTAGCTAAGGTAAAGTGCTCTTTCGTCTTGCCTACGTTTAAGCAGACCTTTGAGTACTTTACCTCCTGCTTTACTCCACTTAAGAAACTCCTCAGCAGCACCTTCATAATCACCACGGTTGTGCTTCATACGTAAGGTAGACTTCTGTAGACTACCTAGTCCTACGTTAAAGCTGAAGCTAACCAGTGCGTCAAACTGACCTTGCGTCAACTCTCCAGGGCACATCCTGTGCACTCCAGCCTCAAACCTAGCTAAGTCTTTCCTCAGTATGTCATCGATCTCGTCTTGAGACAATGTCCTGTTCCAGCCAGCAGGTAGTTCCAGACTAAGGCGGTCTGCAAAAGGGACTCGTGCATGATTAGGATCAATAACATGTCCAACACCTATGGTCCACAGACGGGCGGGACAGCGGTAAGCGACAGCCTTGACACCTTCGTGGTGTTTGATCATGTGTATACATTGATCTGATACTCTCACTACTTCTTACCCCACTGGCGGCTTCCAAACCAAAATGAAATTATTCCCGATAACAGGGCCATTTCATCGGCACTGAAAATCACATCACTAGCTTTTATCATATCTTCTACAGACTGTACTTCACCGGACATCATGAACCAAGCAGTCAAAGCAATATTGATTAGCAGCAGTTCAATAACAAAGATGAAGGTAACAGCAGGACGAACGATGCCATTCAAGTTAACTACCCAAGAAGACGCACGAGCCATGATAGCCTTGTCGTGATCTAGGGCAGCACCTTGACGCTGAGCATCAGTCTCCATTGCGATCTGGTCAGTGCGAATCTCTTCGATCTTAGCCTGAGCAATGAAGCCTTCCTTGGCTAGTTGCAACTCACGCTCAGTCTGCATCTGTGCAAGCTTAAGCTCGTGTGCTTTGTCTGCCTTGTCTTGGAAATACTCTAGTACTTTAGGTAAGCCAGAGGCAAAGAAACCAATTGCTGAAGAGATGAGTGATAACATTACATAGCCTCCGATAGTGCTCTAATAGTTCCGTTAATGTACATGATTGCTACTACAATAGCAGCAGCTAAGAAACAATAGACTTTGAGCATGAACAGTTTCTCCCTGTCATGTCCGTCTTCATTGTATATCTTCTCCCACTCCTTCTTCATTCGTTCTTCAATAGCAACGATCTCGTCCACGGCCTTCTGCCCATACTTACGCTTAACGTCATTGATCATTTCTTGACGCATGTCGTGGATCTCTCTAAACCTTTGCCATTCATTAATGGCTTCGAAGAAGTGAGTGTCTGGTTTACGTACTGCCTGCTTACGTCTGTATGCCTGCCTAGCCCTAAGGTCAGCCTTGCCTAGCTCACCTATGTCTTTACCTAGCTCTTCAATCTCTTTGCCAACAGCTAGACCTTCCCTGATTCCAGAGACTGCTGCCCTGGCTGCGCTGATGATAGGATCTGACATTACTCTTCAATCTCCACACCTTTTTGTTTATAACGTAGTCTCAAGTATTCTTTGTAGAACTCTGGGTCTTTCAGCTTCCTAGCCAGGGTCTCATTAGTTGCTGCTCTCCTGGCCCTCTCAGCCACCCGCTCTAGCAGGAACTTCTTAGTTGACCTAGATCCACTACGATAAGCAGCGCTATTGATTGTCTGATTTAGATAAGTATCTATTAGTTCACCAGACCTCTTTGAGTATGTCTCATAGTCTGTAGCGTTTAGCTCTACACCACGAATCTTACGTGATGGTGCTGGATAAGCAAAGCCAACCTTACCAAGTTCTTTCTGTAGCGGTGTCTGCTCTGCCTCTCGAGTGGCTATACCCAATGAGCCAGAGATACCAAAGGCTGGGTTAGCACGCTCTTGTCCAGTGATATCGTAACGGACAGGTAGATCAGTACGAAGACCTGGAATACGATTCTGTAGCGCGTCAGCAAAGCTCTGGACATCTCGCTGCACAGGGTCAGTACCACGAGCAAACTGTGCAACAGCACCAGGAACTAGGACAGTAGCAAAGCTATTAACGAAGCTACCACCATAGCGATCAGGATCGTGGATAGCCTGTAGCATACCAGAGATGCCTTCCAAGAAAGTCTTCGATGCTAGGTTCTTAGTGATAGCTAGGACACCGTCAACGGCTAGCTCTTGGATCTTCTGCTCAGCCTTGGGCTTGGTGTAGTAGTCGATCATTGATTCCATCGAGTCAGCAAACACACCCATCACAGAGGCCAGAGGTTCGATACGTGCGTATGAGTACCATGTGTCACCAACCTTAACCGAGTACTCTGGGATACCCTGAGCAATCATAGACTCTCTACGTCTAGCGTCTTTAGGGTACGATCCAGTTAGGTTACCAGCCACAACTTGTTGCCCAACCATAGCTGCAATACCAGCACCAAGAATAATCCTAGCACCAGCTTCTTCCTTCTTACCCTTGAACTGTTTCATGAACAGAGCAGCAGGGGTATAGGACAAAGCATCCTTCAGGATATTGATTGGTGTCTTGATGAATGGGGCAATGAATACTAGCTCTGGGTGTTCACGCCTAGCCTTGAGCAGGAAGTTACCAACCTTACCTAGATCAGCCTGGAAGGTGTTAACCTTAGCAAAGGTAGTAAGTTCATCAGCAATGTCTGGAGCTACACCCTTAAGTGCTTCTTTCCATGCTACTGAGTCACCAACCTTGGTTGCATCACCAATATCAATAGAACGTAGTTGAGTGTATATCTCGTCTCGTGTCTTACCACCAAGCTTTGACTCAGGCACAGTCTGTGATATACGATAGGCCAGAGCATTTAATTGCATCCTACGAAATACAGCCTTAGACATCTCGTCTACTGCCACACCTGCACGAGTAGGGGCTGAAACAACAGGAGCCACAGCTTTCTCGAAGTCGCCAGCACCAGCAGATCTACCAATACCAGTGATCTGGTCTACGTTAATCTTAGTATCCAGCGGCATGCCAGCTGCCCAGCCAGCCTTCAGGAAGTTAACACCCTCAGCCATGCCTTCGAAGAATCCCTTTGTCATGCCGTATACTTCACCAAAGCGTACATCGTTGCCAGGGATCAGAGACACAATAGCTCTCTCAGCGATGAGCAGCGGAGCCTTAACCAAAGCAGACAACAGGTTAACGGCAGGAGTGCCCAGGGCAGAGATGTAGGAGTTAATTACCAACTCAGCCATCTTATCTCGCCAGCCAGGTTCAGATACTGCAGCCTTGGTTGTCTTAGCTTTTACTGTAGCTTTCTGCTCAGGTGATAGCCCAGGCATCTGATCAACCTGACGCAGCCCATCAAAGTAAGCATCAATAGCTTTCTTACATTCGTCTGTAACTTTTAGCACCTAAAACCTCCAAGGTAATTTGGCAGCTGACGATTAGCATCAATCAACTCTTTCAGTTGTTTCTGGTATGCCAAGGCCCTACCAAGGTTAGACGAGTTACCCTCGAGAGATGCTAGCAGTGCAGATGCCTGACTCATCTGGGCTTGCAGCACAGCGTAAGCTTCATCACTACCCATATCCTTAGCTACTCGGGCAAGCTCCTGCGCGTTGTGCAGATCAGAAATAGCCTTAGATGCAGCCTTAACAGCAGCACCAGTAACCTCAGGAGGCAGGATCTCTTGCACCTTACGATTTAGCAAAGCCTCAACCGCTACTTCTTCTGGGATAAAGTCTTCACCAATCTCAGCAAAGGTCTTACCTGCTTGTCTCTCGTAGTTGAATCGTCCATTCAGGGCACCATAGATCTGCTCTAGTACTTCCACATCATTCTCATTCTTAGACAACAAGACCTTAACATTCTCATTCTTAAATGGATTAGTAGGATCTACCATACGAGCAAACTGCTTAGGCGTGATGCTAGCAAACCTAGTAGCAGACGTACGTAGGAAATCCCTATAGTCACCAGACTTAAATGCTGCCTCTTCAGAAGCAGCAAAGGCTACGTCATCAGAAGGCTTACCAGCAGTACCCTCTACCTTAGCAGCCTGCACCTCTGGGGTTACTTCGTCTACTGCTTTACCTGTAACCTTAGTCTCAAAGACAGGCTTGTCATTCTTCATGAAGTCTAAGACAAAGCGCTGCTCAGCTGGGGTAACCAGAGCACCCTCATTAATTCTACCCTGGATCTCAAATGCCCTACGAGCATCCTCAGACAACGGAGGCATCTTATCCTCAAAGTCCCTAAGGAATCGCTGCTCTGCCTGGGTAACTAGCTCACCAGTCTGGATACGTTGCTGGATGTCTAGAAGTCTGGTTAGTTCAGCCTCAGTAAAAGGTGGTTCTTCTTCTACTTTAGTAAGCGTTTCTTCAGCTGTTGAAGGCTCAACTTTAGCAGCTGTACCTGAGGTATCGTCTACTACCTCATCAGCCTTCTTAGTAAGAGATTTGCCAAATAGCTTACCTAGGATACCGCCAATTGCTGCACCGCCAACAGCACCCAGTGCAGTGTTAGCTCCTCTGCCTAGATCCTCTTCGTCATAAACAGGACGCAGGAAACCAGAAGCACCACCACCCAAGGCACCTGCTGCAGCTACACCTTTAGCGCCCTTCAGGAGGACAGTACCAGGCAGTAATGTAGATGGGTTGATTAGACCACCAACAAACCTACCCAGACCAGTAGCAATAGGGTTGGTTTCTCCAGCTACCCTAGCTTCTTGCTCCTCAGCTACAGCCTCTTCACTGGGTTCAATACCTAATAGCTGACCAGCGCCAGTGAGTTCAGAGCCAGCTTCCGCTGAGAACCCACGTGCAAAAGCCTGCCCAAAAGACAGGTCCTCTTCTGTTCCTATTTTGATTATTTGATCTACAGAAGCCCCTGAAGCAATTAGATCATCATAGCTCTGACCAGAGTCTTCAGCTATGATCCTAGCTATTTGCTCGTCTGTAGCTCCTGCTCTTTTAGCAGCGAGTACATTATAGGCCATTCTTAAGCCCCTGCTGGGATTGGCAAGTTTTCTGGTGCGGTTGTATTAGCACCACCACGTCCGCCTAGAAGTCTTTGCCTAACCTCATCATCAGTTAGTTTTGGTTTAGAACCATCAGCCGCCGGACCTGCTTCTTGTGCACCAACAGGGATACGCTTAACATCAGCAGGGTTCTTCTTATTGATAGCAATGATCTCAGTGATATTACCAACAGCGTCTTTGACAACCTGGAAGGTATAGTTCTCTTTGTCCACGTTATTGATACGTGCGTTAATCTCCCTGATTTGAGCCTCGGTAAGTCTACCAGCTCTTTCTTCTTGCTGAAGCTGTAGATTAATCCTGCGCTCCTCAAGACCAATACGCTTCTCTTCACGTTGTTCAGCACGTCCCTTAGCAGCAGCTTCTTGGATCTTGGGAATCAAAGCAGTAGCTTCCCCATACAGACCACGCTTAGCTAACTCATCATAGAATGCACGATACGTAGCTTCAGGATCTTTAGTATCTACACCAGCTTTACGCACTGCTTCGGCAGCATCTTGGATCTTTGTTTGCTTTTGTAGACGAGGATCTTCAATACCAAATAGTCTACCAGTTTGATCCTGTGTACGTTGGGCAGACTCCATACCTGCCTGGGCAAGACCAGCATACTTACCAAGATTTTGAGTAGCTGCAATATTACGTGCTTGTCGTTCCTTCATAATCTGCTGAAGGATAGATTCACGATCCATACCAATACCTAACAACCCACCGATTCCGTCAGCCATGATTATTCCTTATACAAAAAGATCACCAAGAGAACCAAACAAACCAGAGCCAGCATTATAAATTGCTTGCCCAGCTTGAATACCTTGATTCACAGTATTAATATCACTTAGTAGATTACCACCAAAACCAGGAGAGCTAAGCAAACCACCAATACCACCAGTAGTACCTAGACCACCTAGGTAGTTAGCGGTAGACATCTGCTGTGATTGTTGCTGAGTTTGACCAGTGCCAAGAGCTCCTTGCAGTGCGGTAGCCAAAGCTTTGTTTCGCTCAGCAGCCACTTGACCAGCAGCAATGTTAGCAAGCAGGTTTTCACTGATGCCTTGACCAGAGATTGTACCCAGGAGTTGACCACGTTGAGCAGCCGCAGAAGCTGCTTGTTGTCCAAGAGTGCCGCTAAGTTGACCAGCCTGTAGCTGCTGACCAGCCAAAGCAGTCGGAATAGCAGCGGCGCCAGCACCTTGTTGTAACAAAGCAGAACGTTGAGCCAAAGCTTCTTGAGGAGCCTGAATAGCAAACTGTAGATTCTGTCTAGCAATTGCATCCTGCAAAGCACGTAGCTCAGGAGCATACTCGCCACCACCAGCACCGATACCAAGTCTACCCTGTGCGGCTAGGCGAGCTTCTGCAGCTAGACGCTGACGCTCCTGCTCAGGACCAACCAGTTGCTGATACAGACCCACACGTTCTTGAGCCATCTGGTTAAGATCAGCAGTACCTGCCTGTTGGTAAGAAGACAGAGCAGCTTGAAGAGCAGCATCAGACAGTTGTTGTCCCTGCCCTGTCAGAGTAGAAGTAATTCCACGCTCAGTAGGAGTAGTACCAAATAAGGAAGTAGTAACACCGTATGGGGTAAACTGCACACCCTCAGTGGCTTGCTGCGCTAGATTCTGATATTGTTGTTGAGAAGTAGAACCTAGATCCTGAAGACGGTTGATAATGTCTTGAGTACTAAGACCCTCTAGCAGTGCACCACCAATTGCAGTAGCGGTCTGACTAGGAGCAAAGCTAGATAACAAACCAGACACACCTTGGCCTACTTGTCCTAGAACATCCATAATCCCACCACCAGTAGTTCCAGTAGTAGGTTGCTCTGTACCACCCAAAACATTACTTACAGTATTAGCTGCACGTAATGCATCTGTTAATGATATACCAGTATTTAGATTAGCAGCAGCTGTAGCGGCACCTCCAGCAGTCAAAGGAGCAACGCCTAGCTCAGCCAGAGTAGCACCTAAAGAACCTGGAACAGAGGTGGCACCGCCAGCAATGTTAACACCTAGCTCTGGCAAGGCTGCTTGCAGTGATCCTGGAGCATAAGTAGCAGTAGCTCCTTCAAGCCCGCCTATTAAAGACCCGCCGAGATTTGTAGCAGGCCCAGCAATAGGAGTTCCAGCGCCAACAAGAGCTCCTCCAAGACCCGCAGCAGCAGGAATACCTACCGTACCAGCAGCAATAGGAGTAGAGACAATAGCGCCTGGAGCAGCTACTGGGAAGATTGTAGCGCCTGTGCCAGTAGCAATACCACCAGCAGTTCCAGCACCAGTACCTGCAGCAGCTGTGCCACCACCAATAGCACCAGAGGCCAAAGCAGCGCCGCCTGCAACAGCAGCTACAGTGCCCCAGCCACCAGGAATCTCTTCGTTAACAAAGTCATCGATAGAAGAACCAGCGTCCGAGACGATCTCGACAGCACCGTCTAGTACGTCACCGACTCCGCTAACGACATCACCTACTACGTCACCAACGCCGCCAACAACGTCACCTACGGCATCACCAATACTCTCGACTACTCCACCCATTATTTTCTCCTGAACCAGACTTGATAGGTGTCCCCATCTTTGCCAGTTATATCTTGAAGATAGTTAAATCCGTACCACTTAATGTACTTAGCCTTAGGCTTATTCTCTTTAGGGTTATGCAGTACATAGAGGTCAGTATTTAACATGTCCATTAGCTGCGCCCAGTCCTTGTCCATCTGTTGCTTAGTGGTTTTATTCCACTTAGTTACTTCGCAGTGTACCCAAAGTTTATTGCTAAAGTTCTCAAGCCACACCCAATGAGTTTTCCTACGAATAACAGGTACTCGATTAATATGTACCACCAGAGATAGTTCCTGTAACAGTACCTGAAATAGATAGGTTAGCTAAAGTAACAGTACCAGTAAAGGTAGGACCAGCCGTGTTAGCTTTAGTAGCGACCGCTGTGGCAATGTTATTAAACTCTGTAGAGAACTCTGTACCCTTAATAATCTTAGCAGGGTTGCCAGAAGGCAACGAGTCCTTAGTAGCAAAGTTAGTAGTGACAACATAGTTACTCATATTGTTCTTCCTGTCTTAACAAAGATGTCAATCTGTTGGATAGACAAAGCATCATAAAGAATATCAGCTTCAATACCAAACTGGAACACACGTCCAGTACCGCCAAACTGCTGACGTACACTGTTAACTAGAGAGCCTTCAGCAAAAGCAGCTACGTTATACTCAGCCACATTATACTCAGCAATGGTATTAGTAGGTAAAATCTGCTGACCACCGCTATAGTTATTAGCATAGTCAGTAGCTGTATACATAACAATAGTAGTTTGACTACCACCAATTAATAACAGCGTAGCTTTCTTTAGGATCTTTAATACTGATGGGTTACCAGCATCAAGATAAGCAGTATAGTATGCAAAGCGAAAGCTATTACCGTTATCTGAGTTACCTTCGTACTTACCAATATACTGATCTCTAGACAACAAAAGCTCTCTATTCCTAGTAGAACAGAAAGCCTTGGGTGACATATACCACGTAGTTACTTTTAATGAATTATCTTGTAGCTTATTACGTACATCAAATACATAAACAATCTGTCGAGTAGGAAGACTTAGAAGATAGAAACCTTCACGCTCGTGGTACACAGAAGCAATATCATCAGCACCGTTAATACGCACATCACCAAGCAGCTGATCACGAATATTTTTAGATACGTCAAAGATTGGTGCTGACTTTTCTTGAATGATTCGCGCCAAACTACGAACGCCAGTATCAGACAAGAACAAAATATCAGTACCAATATCTTGAATACTATCGCGAGCAACACAGCCTACACCGTCAATAACTTCAACTAGCGTTAGGTTACTGGTAGGGTCGTTGTCTGCCCCTTGATATACTAAGATAGACTTCTTACAGAAGACAACAAAGTAACCGTTAAATGCTGCCAGGGCAGTGATCTCATCAGTACCATTAGTCAGCGACTTCTCAATGTTCAGGCTACTAGCCGTACCACCCTGGTAATCATAACCAATTAGAAGATCAGACCAGTATAGTGTAGTCTTATTAAGGTTAGTACTAGCAATCCAGAGCCTACCATAAGCGCCGGTAGCTACACCTACCTGAGTAACGCTAGTTGGTAGTAATGAGTGTGACGCAACAGTCTGCCAAGTATCTCCTGAGCTATCATAGTAGAACGGAGCAGCAGACTTATGAAAGAAGTACAGATCATTATTAAAGTTAATAGCCTGCCAGTGATCATCAGCAGGTGCTGAAGTAATAGTATACTCAGTTGTAATAATTCCAGTACTTACATCAATACTATAAACAACACCACTTAATACATAATAAACAGCAGTTGATCCGTCTTGTTTTACAAACTCATGCAGACACCCAGGCTCACCTGTGAACGCTGTCTCATTAATAGCACTCCAGCCCTTACGAGCAGCCATACGTCCATACTGGTCAATAACAGCATTTTCTGCCCGCTGAGCAAACTCTTTAGGCAGAGCTACTGTAGAATCCTGGGTGTTTAAACCAGCAAATCCAGGAGCTACAATTGATACTGGCTGAAGCTGAGCAGCTGGCATTAGACTGCTTCCCAGGTAATTAGATCATCGTCTCGATTAGCTTCAATTGCAATAGCATTACCAACTGCTTTACGATAAGCTTCTGATTGTAGTTCAGAACCTCTACCACCGTCCTCACCACGCTCAATAATAGCTTTCAAAAGAGCGCCTTGAATAACAGCATTCTCGTCTACAAGAAGGACATCGGCATCATCAGACAAATCAGCCTGAGGAACATAGCAGTCAAACTTTAATGTATAGACACCATCAGGTACAGGTATAATATCTACTTTGATATCACCAGAAGCATCTACACCATTAGTAGAATAATAATAAGGAGCACCTGTAGGAGCAGGACTAATTACACGTAGTTGCTCGTTAGCATATGTCTTTGAGGTATTAGACATAAACCACTCTTTGGTGGTGTTATATGCATTTAGAACACGTGCTCTTTGCCCAGCACCAGTAATAGCGTAGTTGTCAGTACTTGCTGCAGTAGTTACAGTAATGGTCTGACGGAGTACGTTCCACTGCCAAGAGTCTTCAATCTCACGTTTAGTTTCATTGACAAAATCTCCAATAAGTTTGGAGTAGTCAGTCTGAGACACCGTGATAACTTCTTGCTCACGTACTCTACGTAGGACTGCATTAACAAGTTCTAAGTAAGTCATAGTATATTATACCATAAGTTTAAGTGTTTGTCAAGCTTTACCACTTGACTTTATGAGACCAATACCTAGCAGACAGTTTATCTGGACTAGAGTCTTGGGCATTATGACGTGCGTAGTAGCTCTTACGTCTGGCTTTGTCTTTTTCGCTGGTGGGGTTCTTACCTGCACCAGTAACCCCTTGTTGTCCAAACCTGATAGTCTTGACCTGATCACCAGACTTGGCTACTACAACATGTGACTTAGTTGGATGGTTAGGAGTACGCTTAGGCTTGTTATAACCAGATACACCAGCACGTTCAAGTCGAGAATCCTTTTTCATTATCTATACCCCGCAGTCTTCTTAGCAATCTTCTTGGGTTGTTTAACAAACTGCTTACCAGCCTTATTACCTTCTGCCTTGGCTTTATTGGTAGCAGCTTTCTCTGCAGGACTTAGTGCTTTCCAGGCTGCGTCAGGCAGATAACGCTTCTTACCCTTGGATGGTTTACCGTCACTGGTACGCCACTTCTGCGCTGTCCAGTCTTTTAGGGATTGCTGTGGGTCTTTCTTCATGACTTGTAACCACCACCCTTAGCTTTGTATTCCCTAGCAAGCATCTGCGCTTTACGAGCAGACCATTCACCAGGATCACCACCTTTAGAGCCTGCCTTAATCTTCTCAAACAGACGCTTACGCATCCCAGGCTGGGTGTAAACGCCTGCTTGATTAACCTTAGACTTAGGTTTAGTAGCCACGCTTTGCAGCCATCTTCTTGGCAGGCTTAGGCATAACCTTCTTGCCTGTCTTCATGGCGTACTCTTTAGCTTCTTTCTTGCCCTTAGCGGTGTAGGGGAATTTCTTTTTGTCTACCATTGGCATATTATGCTCCTCCGTTAATTCCGATTGGCGATGTGATCTCGATAGTAGATATAACAGTCATAGCACCTGCAGCTCCTAACTGATACCTAATCTGATCCCCGTGTTGTAATACAATCTCAGCACCATTGAATAATAGATATTCTCCAGTACCAAGGTTTTTACCACCTAGAATATAATACTCAGTATTCTCTGATGCGTCATACCAGAAAATAGATATACTATTAGTAGAACCAGTGTTAACAATATACAGCAGCTGCCAAGCAGAAGTAATACCAGTAGGTACTGTATATGCAGTGACCTTAGTAGTGTCAGTAAGGTTAGTACCTATGCTACGTTTACGAGACATCTGTCTTCCTGCCTAGTAGCTTCTGTACCGTAGGTGTTTCCCAGATCCTGATAGCGGTCCAAATAATCGTAAATAAGGCTGCAACAGCTGGCAAAACGTCAGCTAAAGTGCCGACTACTGTGACAACTGATACCGTATCTACTACGTGCTTACTTCCTTCTGACATCTGCTGAATTGCCATATGTTAAACCCCGTCAGCAGGCAGAGGCTCGTTACCCGCTTCACACCAACGAAGAAACTCCTGATAGTCGGAATTGGCGGGGTCGAAGGGGATGCAAGAAGCCCAAACCCCATTCACTTGTTTGAGAACTACTTTGTCATTGTCGTTTACAAGTTTGTACATTTATAACTCCGCTGAAAACGCCATTAAGTTTCCATCATTACTTGAAGTTGTGTAATTTACTGCTGCAACAGCACTTGTAGGCAATCCGCTAAATCCAGCAACGATCACATTGGCGCCTTCTGTGGTGTAGTAAGCACTACCAATAGATGCGCTAGAAGCATCTCTATCAGCGGTTCCGTATTGTCTATATCGAATGTTGCTTGTAACAGTTAAAGAGGCCGTTGGAGTAGCCCTTTTTGAAACTTTATATTGGAAAATAGACATAAACTGCGTTGAGGTGTTTGCTATGGCAACCGCACCAAAACCCGTTAATTCGTAATACC